AACCGAACGCCTATCTCACTCTGCTCTACTGGGATTCAGAGATGTTCAAGCGCAGCACCCGAAAGCGCCGGGCACTGGAAGGCGATGAGCCGGTCAAGGACTACAAGGCCGAGTGCAAGAAGATGCTCTTCACCGAGGCGGACAAGTACTTCAGCATCGCCAGCATGAAGAAGGTCCATGCTGCATACCGTACCTTCTTCATCCGGAACAGCAGCGTCATGACCAATGACAACTTCCGGGCCATGCATGACGCCATCATCGCCGGGGATCCGAAGCTCCGGTCACTCCGAGCTCTGTACACGACGGTGTACAAACAGTATGCAGACTTCAGCCGTGAGACCTCACCGCGGAAAGGTGGTGAGAAGAAATGACTGAGGTTAACGTATTCGGTCCGCTGTCCTCGCTACAATGGGTGGACAGGACGCAGCTGCATGCCAACGACTACAACCCGAACAAGGTCAGCGAGGAGAATCTGCAGCTGCTGGTGCAGTCGATCCTGACCAACGGCTGGACGCTGCCGATCGTGGTCCGTCCGGACTACACCATCATCGACGGCTTCCACCGCTGGACTGTCTCAGGGCGTGAGCCGCTGCTGTCAAAGCTGGGCGGCAAGGTTCCCGTCGTGATCGTGAATCATGACAATGAAGCGGATGACATCTTCGGCACCATCACGCACAACCGTGCACGTGGTACTCATCTCCTCGAACCGATGAAGGCGATTGTCAAGCGCCTGATCGATGAGGGAAAGTCCGTGCCGGAGATCTCGAAGCAGCTGGGCATGAAGCCGGAGGAGATCTTCCGGCTCTCCGATTTCTCCCGTGATGAGTTCCTGGCCATGATGACAGATGGCGTCAACGGATACTCCCGGGCGGCAATCTATAAGAACGTGTGAGGTAGTAAGCATGAACGACACAGAGAAGATACCGGTGTATGTGCGAATCAAAGACGGGAAGACTATCTGTGTCTGCCATGCATCGCATCCAAGATGTGACGGACAATGCGAGAGGGACATGGTTACCCGGGATCGGTTTAGGGGGTGGCAGGCCACTATGCGTCGTAATAGGTACGGGCAATGAGAGCCGGATACCACCCATCCCATAGAGGGAAGCCGAGCACCCTAAAGGACCAGGGGTTCTACAAGACTCCTGCCTGGCGCAAGGTCAGGTTGCAAGCATTGCAACGCGATCACTACATCTGCCAGTTGCGCTTGTCTCCTAAGTGTACTGGGATTGCGACAGAAGTTCATCACATCCGCCCACTTGAAGATCATCCTGAATTAGCATTCTCCCTACCCAACCTGGTCTCGTGTTGCTGGTGGTGTCACGAGGAAACGAAAGACAGAAAGACGAAAACCGTTTCCGTTTCTGGAGTTCGCGTGATCAGGATCTCGGACGGAAGCGATGATCGGGACTGATCGTTTCGGCGCAGCAGCGTCGCGAACGGCGTAGATGGCAGCGACCGGCCGCACTCGAGGGGGTACCCCCCTCCCTTTGGGGCTCGAAAGGGCCTCGAAATGACCGTGCGCCCCTCGTTAATTTCTACGAAGATCGCGCGCAAACGTTTTTTGGAATGTCCCATCACCTCCACGAGCTGAATTTGGCCGCTGTATCAGTTGCAACGGCCGGATTCGGCTTGTTTTGCTCATACCTATATCCCAGCATCACCAGAACACAAAACCCAAAGGAGGCCAAGGAAATGGCTAAAAATGCCCAAACTGAGGAAGAATTGCCCATTTCGGAGGCAGAAATGACCGAAGAACAGGTGGAAATGCCCGAAAATGAGCCGATAGAACCAGGTGCGGACCTGACAGAGCATCAGATTGTCACCCTGAAGATGAGGGCAAAGAAGATCCTCGACAGAGCGAGGGAAAAGGGAGATGAACAGGCACTGCTGTTCGAGACAATCTTCCAGCAGTACCTCGAAACCCTTGATCACCGGCAGAAGCTCCGGGACGCCATCGTGAAAGACGGAACCACGGTCACAAAGGAATATGTCAAGGGAAGGCAGAATATCTATGTTCATCCTGCCCTTGCGGCCTATGCACAGCAGGGAAAACTGCTGTTGAATACCGCTCAGACACTCATGACACTGATTCGGGAGAAAATCGCCGATGCCGATGACCAGGACGAATTCGACCTGTTCTGAGACTGGAGGCGGCTATGAGCCTCGACATAATCCCCAGCGTAATCAAATCATCAAAAGCATACCAGTACGCGGTTGATGTCACTTCGGGAAAGCTCGTCTCCGGAAAGAAAAGGATCCAGGCGTGCCAGAGATTCCTCGATGAGCTGGAAATGTCTTTTTCAGACCCGAAATACCCTTGGAGATTCGACATTGAAAAGGCCTATCGGCCCATTGACTTCATTGAACGGTTCCTGATCCCGACCAAAGGCGCCTACTCCAAGACGGAGCTGCTGCCCTGGCAGCACTTCGTTGAGGCGAACATGTACGGATGGGTGAACAAGGACACAGGGTACAGAAGATTCCGTGAAGCACTGATCATTGTCGGACAGGGCAACGGCAAGTCCACCATGATCGCCGGCAACGCGGCCTTCGGTCTGACCAAGGACAATGAGCGCGGCGCCGAAATCTATGCTCTTTCCAACTCCAAAGAGCAGGCGAGGATCGTTTTTAGCGAATGCGCAGCCCAGATCGACGGATCCAAGGTGCTGGCAAAGCATGTGCAGATCACCCAGAGCGGGTGTTATTTCAAAAATAGCAAGTTCGAGCCGCTGGCTTCTGACTCCAAGAACCTTGACGGTCGAAACGTCCACATGGCCGTGTTCGATGAAATCCATGAGTTTCGGGACTACAGGCTGATTAACGTCATCAAGGGCAAGATCAAGAAGCGCAAGCAGCCCATGATCATCTATATCACCACCTTGGGCACCGTCATAGATGGCCCTCTGATGGATTTTTACGTCCTCGGCAGTCAGATCCTGTCCGGGGACGTCGCTATTTCCCGCCGTGCGGCTGACCGCATGTTCGTCTACATCGACGAGATCGACGAGGACGATGACCCGACTGACCCGGCCTGCTGGCCAAAGGCAAACCCATCTCTCGGAAAACTTCTGGACATCGAAGATCTGAAGGACGAATGGGAGCGTGTGAAAACCATCCCGGCAGAGCGGTCGAATTTCATCAACAAACAGCTGAATGTGTTCACTTCGGTGGATGAATTGTCGTTCCTGGACGTCAAAACCATTCGGAAGAACAATAAAACCATCCCGGAAGAAGATCTCCGAGGCCGGATGTGCTACGGCGGCTTCGACCTGTCGTCCACAGAAGACTTCACATCGGCCTGTCTGGAATTCCCGTTTCCGGACAATCAGTTCTTCGTGCTGTCTCATTCCTGGACAACACAGAAGAAGCGAGACATGGATCATGAGAAGCTTGACTGGCAATTCCTCATTGACGGCGGCTGGCTGAGCATTTGCGACGGTGAATACGTCGATTATAAGCTTGTCATACAGTGGTTTTTGGAGCAAAGGGAGAAATACCGCATCGAAACCATAGGGTATGACCCGGCGAAAGCCTTCATGATGATCCAGGAGATGAGGGAGCAGAGCTTCATTCTGAATGAGGTACGGCAGGGCGAGATCACACTCACTGCTCCGCTGGACAACCTGAAGGAGAGGTTCCTCGACGGGAACATCATTCATAACAATAACCCCATGTTCAACTGGTACCTGGGGAACGTAAAACTGACCAAACGCTCGGCAAACGGAACGTATCTGCCCACAAAGCAGTCCGTTTACCGAAAAATAGACGGTTTTGCAGCCTTTCTGGACGCCCATACGGAGTATCTGCGGAAGCATCCGCTGTACATTCCGGAGGATAAGAAGCTGACGACCGTACTCAGTCTGCAGAGGTGAGGAAATGAGTATTATTACACGGCTCCGGGATCGGCGCAGAAATCGCATCATCACGAAATACCTGAACTCTCAGGGAACCGGCCTGACGATCAGACCGAAGAATACATGGATTCCGCACTGGCTCCGCGGCGATTACACGCTCAGGAACAGTGAACTGATCTTCGCTGCGGTGACCAGAATCTCCAATGCCTTTTCGGCTATGACGATCCAGCTGTATCAGGGAGCGAAGCCTATGTATAACGCCCTGAATGATCTGGTGGCTTTTGCGCCGAACCCTCTCATGACCTCTACTCAGTTCTTCAAGAGCATGGAGGCCTGCCGAGGCACTGCCGGCGACTGCTACGCACTGAAGGTGTACCAGCCCGGAGAAGACATTCCGCGGCTTGAGCTCCTGGATCCATCCAGAGTCTTCCCGATCATCGAAAAGAACTCGGGGGAACTCTGGTGGAGGATTCAGCCGGATGAGGGCGCAGAGATGTACGTGCATGACTTCTACATGGTGCATGTTCCATTCATCTCCACCAATGGAATCGGCGGAATTTCGCCGGTTTCCGTACTGTTCAACACGCTGAAATACTCGGATAACATCCAGGAATTCAACGTGAAGCAGCTGGAACAGGGTGTCAACTCTGCTATTGTCCTCGAGGCTCCTGCCAACCTCGGCACCGATCAGAAGAAGGCGATGATCGAGGACTTCATGAACACGTACCGTGAGACGTCCGGAAACATTCTGCTTCTGGAATCCGGCGTCACAGCCAAGACGCTGAACCTGTCCCCGGTGGATTCCATGCTCTTTGAGGTCGAAAAAATCACCAGAAGCAAGGTGGCCATGGTGTACAACATCCCGCCGCATCTACTCGGTGACTATTCTGATTCCGGATTAAGATCACAGGAGCAAATGATGCTTGAATTCCTGACTTTGACCATGCTGCCGATCGTGACGGCCTACGAGCAGGAACTTAACCGGAAACTGCTGACCGCTGCCCAGCGGCGGAGTGGGATGCACTGGAAGTTCGACATGGATGCTCTGCTCAGGGCAGATGCCGCCACCATGGCCGAAGTCCATTACAAGGCCGTGCGATCCGGCTGGATGACGCCGGATGAGATCAGGTACATGCGGAATATGCCTGCACTGCCGAAAGGCGTGGGCAAATATGCTCTGGTATCTCAGGATCTGGCTACGCTGGACTACACCGTGAACGACAAGCCGAAGGTCCTGATGCGCGGAGTCAATGAGGAAGGCAGCGGCGACAGCTCCGGAGGATCCGGAGGCCAGACGCAGAGCCAGTCCCAGACGCAGACGGAAACTGAAAAACTTCTTGATCCAATTGAATTGATCGAGTCGACCGCAATTGCACTTAGAAACATTTCTGAATGTGCAGAGAAAATAGTGGAAGAGCAGAAAATGGCAAAAACAGTCCGCACCCGCCGGTGAATAACCGGTGGTTTTTTATACACGCCGGAAAAACCATGGCAATTTCATGGCAATTCCGCGGCAACTTCCCTGGCGAATACTCAGGAAAGGAGGAAGGATATGGCGAAAGTACTGAAATCACTGAGTCTGAAGACGAAAAAGGCCGATGCCGCTGCGGATATCGACCTGATCAATCAGTTCAGCGTGAGAAAACTGAGCCCCGAGGAGGTCTATTGCTTCTCTGTCGCGATGTGCGACAACGACGTGGACCGCGATCTGGAGCGATTTACCAACAAGACGCTGGAAGCTCTTGCTCCCATGTTTGTGGGCAAGACTCTGATCAGCGATCACAGCTGGAAATCCGGAAACCAGATCGGGAGAATCTACGATACGTTCGTCCAGAGATCGGCAGAGCAGAATCAGGCGGGAGAACCGCTCAGACAGCTGATCGGCAAGGTGTACATGCTGAACAATGAGGATAACAAGGCCGTCATCGAGGCAATCGAGGCCGGAATCCTCAAGGAAGTCTCAGTTGGTGTATCGATCAAGAGCCGCACCTGCTCCCTTTGCGGGGAGAAAATGCATCTGGATTGGAATTCGTGGACCATGCAGTGCGAGAACAAGCATGTTCTGGGTGAAACATACCCGGAAAAGGGATTGTGCTTCATCGACCTGGATGATCCAAGAGACGCCTACGAGCTGAGTTTTGTAGCCGTGCCGGCACAGCGGAATGCCGGAGTTACCAAGGCCGTCAATGACCCGGATGTAGACGAGGCCTTTGATACGCTGCTGTCCTGCCCGGACTTGAGCGAACACAGACAGTTTGGCGAACTGCTGAAGCATATGCAGCAGTCCTCCATGCAGGCCGTTGACCGAGAGGAGCGGAAGAAGATCCTCGAGGAAAACGATAAGATCATCAAAATTTTTGAAAAGGAGAACTGAAATGAATCTGTTCGAACTCAAAGAGAAAATGGCCACTCTGAAGGCCGCTATCCTTGCCGACGCAAACTGGCTGGCTGAAAAAGCCGCCGACCCCGCCACCCCGAAAGAGGATATTGAGGCCAAGAAGGCCCATCGTGACGATCTCCAGATGCGGTATGACACCGTGAAGGCCGAGCATGACCGCATGGAGGCCGAGCAGAAGCAGGCTGTTGCCGCCGAAGCCGTCGCCTCCGGCAAGGTCACTGCCGAGCAGAACCTGGTCACCGCCAAGGCTGCGTTCTACCGGGAAGCCCTCCGCTCCGGTGAGGCGAAGAAGTCCTATGAAGGCCTCGGCGCCATCCCGGCCAACTCCGCAGACCTCGGCTACGGTGAGCATCTGCTCCCGAAGAACGTCTCCAACCAGCTTCTGATGGAGCCGGAAGAGACCAACCCGCTGCGTGACATCGTCCGCGTGACCAACATCACCGGATATGAGGAGCCGAAGCTCGGCTTCACCATCGAGGACGCCGACCTCGGCGACGTGGCCGACACCGCGACCGCCAACGAGATTGCGCTGACCGGCGACAGCGTCACGTACGGCCGCCTCAAGCTGAAAGTGTTCGCCACCATCAAGGACACCGTCCTGCATGGCACCGACACCGATCTCGTGGCCGCTGTTGAGAGCCGCCTGCGCAGTGCGCTGGCCATGCGTGAGAAGCGCTTTGCCTTCCAGAGCGCGACCAGCATCTACAACAGCGGTACTCCAGACTCCGTCCATGCCCACATGAGCTTCTACAACTACACCTCGTACACCTCTGCGAGCGTCCTCACCTACGCCATCAAGGCCGTGGAAGGCGCCACCACGTACGCGGCCATTGTGAACGCTCTGGCCGACCTGCCCGACGAGTTTGCCGCCCGCGCTTCCATCGTCATGAAGAAGAGCGACTATTACGCCATGATCCAGACTCTGACCAACGATTCCGAGACCCTGTTCGGTTCGAAGCCCGCGTCCATCCTCGGCGTTCCGGTCATCTTCTGCGAGAAAGCCACGATCCCCGTGGTAGGCGACTTCAGCTACTACGGCATCAACTATGATGTCGGCGCGATCTACGAGACCGACAAGGACGGCAAGAAGGGCGAGTACTACTTCATCTTCACCGCCTGGGGCGATCAGCAGATCCGTCTGAAGAGCGCCTTCCGTCTCGCGATCGTAAACCCTTAAACGCGGACCTCTCGGGGCTGACGATAGGTTCGCTGACGCTCAGTCCGTCCTTTGATAAGGACGTGACTGAGTATACAGCCGCGACCTCCAACGCCACCAATAAGGTTACGGCGACGCCTGCGGACGAAACCGCAACCGTCGAGATCCTTGTTGGCGAGACGGAGATCGAGAATGGAGCTTCCGCCACCTGGGAGACTGGGGAGAACGTCGTGACAATCACCGTCACGGACGGCACAGACCCGACGCTCTCTAAGACTTACACCGTGACCGTCACCAAATCCTGATCGGGGGTGTCGGGATGGTATCGGTAGATAAGTTCAGGAAGTATCTGCGGTTGCCTCCGGATGACAATGAAGATATCGAAGGGTACCTGCTGGCTGCGAAGGAAAAAGCGCGGTCGGCAGGTATCCGCGATTTTCAGGACAACGCCTTGTATGACCAGTTTCTGATGCAGTTCGGCGGTCTGCTGTATGAGTCCAGGAGTATGGACACAGACACAGTGGATCCCGCCAAGCTGCAGATGCTGCTCAATACCTATGTGCTGCCCCTGAGGTATTCGGAGGACAACGTATGAGCAAGAGAGCTAACGCCGGTGAGCTCCGCACCCGGATACAGATCAAGCGCAGAAACGTTGTGACCAATGACAACGGCTTTGACGATGATGTGACGTATGAAAATGTCTACAGCGATGGGCAATACGTCTACTGTAAATGGGTCGGGAACCATGGCTCGGAAGTGTTCAGCCGAGACAGCTACGCAGAGCGCCGCACGGCAACCGTGACGATGAGATACTCGCCGCTGGCCGACGACGGGAAACTGGTGGTTTTCCTCTGCGGGGATCCTGATCCCTGGGAGGTTGTCAACGTGGATAACGTCGAGCAGCGGAACCAATGGCTGGAGCTCTCCTTGCAAAAACGGATCCGGGCCAGATAGACGGAGACAGGAGGGAAAACCATGTCACTGAAAACTCTTCTGGAAGCCTCTGTCAACGTGCCGGTGAAGCGTCCTGACTACAAGGGCGATGCGGAACAGTACATCACCTACCACCTGCTCGGACAGACCGGCACGATCTACGCCGAGAGCACCGAGGCCGAAACCGGAACCGAGTTCTGGGTCAGCATCTGGTCAAAGGGCGACTACACCGCGCTGCTGCACGATGTGAAATGGACGCTGCTGGATGCCAGATACCGTGTCGCGGTGGAGGCTGAATACTTCGACAGCGATTCCGGATACTACCGGGTGATTCTGGATGCAGCCTGCATCGGGGAAGGATTCGGGTGATGGAATGGCCAACCTGACGTTCTACGGCACGTCGGAGCTGACAGACGCATTCAACCGGATTCATAATATTCCATGGCCAGTAACCGAAGAGGCTCTGGACGGAATGGCGCAGATTGCCGCTGCAGAGATCAAAAACACCGGTGAGTATATGGGCGTCCGGGACGAGAACAGCGATGTCCACATCTTGGATCACATCACCACCAAGAAAGCGAAGCAGACCGACGACGGCGGTTATGAGAAGATAACCTTCGACGGCACGCGCCAGAGAGGGAAAACCACCACGCGGAATGCGGAAATCGCTTTTGTCAATGAGTACGGGAAACGTGGACAGGATGCGCGTCCCTTCATGAGAACCGCACTGACGCAAAATGAAGCCATGATATCAGCCCCAGGTGAGAAAATCATCGGGGACTGGATCGAGAACGAATTCAAAAAATAGGGGAGGAATCTCAATGGCCAAGTATGACCTGCGCTATATCCAGTGCGCAAAATACGTCAACACCAACGGCGTGATCACCTTTACTGACAAGCAGAGAGTTGGTGACGCCATGACGGCCAACATCGAGCTCAGAATTGCAGAGGGCAGGCTCTATGCAGAATCCAGCCTTGCTGAGTATGTCCGCAAATGCACTGGAGGCACCATTTCCCTCGGTGTGAAGTATATCAAGGAAGCTGCAAAGAAGCTCATGTTCGGCCTATCGGAAAAAACTCGGTCCATCACTCCGACCGGAGGCACAGCTACCAGCGTCACTTCCCTTGTGACGAAGCGGGGCACTGTCGGCAACTATGTCGGAATCTCTTTCTATACGCCTGCTCTGTATGACGGTGTAGAGAAGTACGACTGCATCTTCATCGGCAAGTGCATGTTCGGAGAACCGAGCGAGTCGCTGCAGACTGCCGGTGAGAGCATCCAGTTCAATACGCCGGTTACGAACGGCGAGTTTTTGGCGGATGACAGCGAAGACGGCCAGATCAAGGAAGCGGTTACGGTTGATTCCGAAGCGCTTGCCAGGGCCTGGTGCGATGCCGTTATCGCCGCATAATTAGAAAGGAACCAGAACAATGATTACCAGTATCAAGCTCGAGGAAAAGCAGATCCAGATCGGGGAAAGAACATATACGCTGCGTGTCAACATGTCCGTGATGGATAGAATTCAGGAAGCCTGCGGCGGTGAAATCGGCGAAGTGCTGAAAAAGACTCTCAGCGAGGCCAATGCCGTCATCATGACAGCAATGCTCAACGACTGGGCGGAAGATCAGCACTGGGAACAGGACTGGACGGAGAAGAAGGTCAAGAAACTCTTCAACTCCAACATGATGCGGATGCTGGATATCACCGGCATGTTCTTCAGGGCTATCAGACCGGATGAGCCGGAAAAAGAAGAAGGAAAGCCCGACGAAAAATCGGGAAACTGACAGACCGGGCGGATCAATCCTCATCGATTGATTTCGCCCGGTATCTCAGTATTTGGATGTTCGACTGCCACATGGACGAGCGGACATTCTGGAAGGATATGAATCCCAAAAGGCTTCATGCCTTGTTTAATGCTTATTTCCAGCCGGCACATAAGACCGGTCACGGCTCAGGGAACTCCAATGATAAGCATGAGCGGTTTGTGGATCTTGACGTGCCTGCCGGAAATCAGAACAGCCTGGCACAATACTTCAGGGGAGGATGATGCACCATGGCGGGAAGCTCCAGAAAAGTAAATGTTGAGGTTGCCCTCTCTGGCGAAGCCAAATACAAACAGGCTATCTCGGAGCTGAATGCGGCCAATAAAACCATGGGTGCAGAGCTCAAGCGTCTGTCCGCAGAGTACAAGGGAAACTCTGACAGCATGGATTACTTCGCCCAAAAGGGTGAGGTTCTTCAGAACATGCTGGATCAGCAGAAGGAAAAAGTCTCCCAACTGCAGGAAGCGGTTAAGTGGGCGGCACAGGAGTACGGCGAGGCGAGTACCAAGACGCAAGCCTATGCCGCGCAGCTGGCCAGCGCAGAAACCTCTGTCATTAACCTGGAACAGGCTATCAGCGAGAACAACAAGGCCATGAAGGAGCAGGTGCATAGCACCGCAGAGTATGATGCGCAGCTGAAAGTGTTGTACTCGGAGCTGACGGAGATCGATTCCGAGATCCAAGCCCAGGGGGAGAGTGTAGAGAACCTCGGAGCAAAGCACGAAGCCCTGACAGCAATTCTGGCTGAACAGGAGCAAAAATACCGAACCCTTGCGGAAGCCCTGAAAGAGGCAGAAGAATCCGGGACAGCCACAGAAGAAGAGATCAATGAGCTCAAAATTCAGGTCAACGAGGCCGCGACTGCATATAACAATACCTCGGCTGCTATCGAGAAAAACAAGCAGGCCCTGCAGGATCATCTGGCCGAACTCGGAAAAGAAGAGCAGGGGCTTGTCGGACTCGGTGATGCTGTAGGATCCCTGTCGGACAAATTCGGTGTCAAGATCCCGGAAGGAGCTGTAAAGGCTCTGAATGGGGTGAAGAGCTTTTCAGCCGGTACCGTTGCTGCCATGGCCACAGCAGCTGCCGGAGTTGCCGCGTGCGTAAAAGCGGTTACAGAGCTCCACAACCTGGCTGTGAAATATGCAGCCGAGGCTGATGACATTATCACCAAAAGTGCAATCACCGGCCTATCGACAACGCTCCTGCAGGAACTTCAGTACGCGGAACCGCTGATCGACGTGAGCGTGGATACAATTACCAGCTCCATGACGAAGCTCACAAAGAATATGGCAGAGGCGGCCAGCGGGAATGAGAGCCTTGCCGCGACGTTTGAAAGGCTTGGCGTGAGTGTCACCGACAGCGACGGGGCTCTTCGCGATGTACAGGACGTGTTCTTTGAACTGGTCGATTCTCTTGGCGAGGTAGGGAATGAGACAGAAAGAAATGCCATCGCCATGGAACTGTTCGGGAAGAGCGCCCAGGAACTCAACCCTCTGATCGAACAGGGGAGCGATGTTCTGAGGGACTACGCAGAAGAGGCACATGATGTTTATGTTCTGACTGAAGATCAGATCAAGGCCCTCGGCAGTCTGGACGATCAGGTTCAGAGGAACACCCTGGCCTGGGAAGGCTTGAAAAAACAGATAGCCGCGGAATTTGCTCCTGCGTCCGAAGAAGCTCTGAGGAATTTCGGGGAGCTGGTTCAAAGTGCCGGGAAAGCTCTGATTGATTCAGGAATCATCAAAGGCGTCGGAGAAATCTTCGCCGCTTTGTCAAACATGCTGCAGCCTCTGTCAGATCTTCTTGGTGCAGCGGACTCTGCCACCGGCAGGCTGAAACCCGTATATGAAGTTCTGCACGGCATTGCCGGCGTTGTGGCGTGGATCGCCGATGCATCAAACGCCGTGATTGGTCTGCTGACCCTTGACTTCTCGCGGATTGGCACCGCTATGGGCTATGGAAAGAGCAGCGGAAACCCGTCCAATCTGCAAAGCTGGGCTATGAGGGGAAACGGAACCCTGAGCCAGTATGAATCTTTCTGGTCGGATCAGAAACTGTCGAATACCGTGAGCACACCGGATTCGAGCGAATACGGATATGGCATTGACCCGGCGACTGGAGAATATGGATGGTACAACAAAAAAACAGGTAACTTCGACTGGATACCGCACAACGCCGGAGGCACAGATTACTGGAAAGGCGGTTTGACATGGATCGGGGAATCGGGACCTGAGGTCGTTGATTTGCCTACCGGTTCGAGGATCCACAGCGCCCAGGAATCCCGTCAGATGACTGGTGGCACGACGAATTGGTACATCACGGTGAATAACGTAGACGAGCTCAATGAGATTGTCGAATGGTACCACATGAGGCAAATCAAGGAGCGAATGGGGGTGTCTGAATGGCAGTAGCATATCAATATCTGAACGTAACCAAAAGAGGCTACGTCAGCATAGCAAATCCTGACACTCACTACAATGTGAGCCCGACGAGCTCTTATGCGATACGGTACAAGCCTCTCGACCAGAAATCATATATGTTTTTCGGGATCGAGAGTTTTCCGACAGCTCTGAGGCGTAAAAAAATCACTGAAATCCAGGTGACCGCTCGGGCACAGCAAAGTGAAGACAGATATCTGCCGCCGGATATTTACGTCTATGCGTCGAAGGCTGATTTCAACGCCAACACCATCACTTGGAACACCATGCCATCGCTCCCATCTTCTACTCAGTACATTTACGGCTCAGGTGATTTGGGAACGGGATGGCAAAATGTTACGGCGAAAAGCAAACAGGATACAGGAGGAACGGATCTTCTCGAACGCGTCATTGGCATGCTGCACACACATGCTTTCCTCATTGGCAATATTGGTTCGTGGTATGATTCCTACAATCTGATCCCGGCTGCTGATGCATCCGGCAGCAATAGAATGGTTCGCGTGACCTACGATCCGGACGTCAATGTCGTTGGCAAAGTGGTCATGAAGACGAAACCAAGCTATGGTCAAATGCCAACCAAGGAAGCTACCTTCGTTTGGGATCACGAGGCATCCGGAGGGCGTTGTGCGGACGAGTATTTCGCTCAGGTCTCTGCAGTCTTCAAGTACAAGGTCAGCACCGCTTCTGAATGGACCTCCGTAAACATCTCCGGAGACACAAAGACATATTCCATTCCGGCGAACACCCTGCCTACGGCCTCGACGATTAACTGGGAGCTGACTACCACCGATGAAGACGGCACGGAGTCGTCAACATCCGGGAGCTTTACCACATGCACTCCGGTTCTCACGCTGACAAGCTACCCGTCCGGAAGCAATTACGACACCAGAAATACCACGCTGCTGGAATGGACTCTGAAGTACAATTCGGAGGACTATCCTCAGAGCAGCGCATCATTCTTCTGGCGGAAACAGAATGATGAAAACTGGACGGAGATCTCACAGTCCGGCAATAACAGGCAACTGGTGGTGCCGGCAAACACATTCCCAACCGCGTCGACGATCCAGTTCTATCTTGCCACCACCGATTCAGGCGGACACACGGCACAAACCGCAGTCAGAACTTTTACCACGGTCAGCACCAGCATTGTGGCAACGGTGTTTCCAACCGGAAACAACAACAATCCTTCCATCCCGATTCTGTTCGAGTGGAAGTATAACTGCGCCTTTGAGGACTACGACCAGAGCACGGCCACCTTGCAGTGGAGGAGAAGCGACGTACCGAACTGGACAGACATTGTTATCACAGGCAACGTCAAGAGTTTTCAGGTTCCGGCAAATACCTTCGCAACCTCCGCAACAATCCAGTGGCGTATCATCGGTACAGACTCCGGAGGCCATGTGTCTCAGACCAATGTGGCCACATTCAACACCCTCTCTACCCAGATCACCCAGCAGGGCGGTCCGACGAGCGGTTACTGCGATCCGAGAAACCCGATCACATTCTCCTGGTACTATCCGTGTGCGGTCGGTGATTATTCGCAGCAGAGTGCGGTGTTCCACTGGAAGCTGTCAACAGACGAGGAATGGACAGATATCACGATCTCCGGAAACACAAAGAGTCTCACCATTCCGGCAAACACGTTCCCTGTTGCGTCGTTCATTCAGTGGTACATCGAAGGTACCGACATGGGCGGAACAACTTCGCAGACGGAAGAGTTTGAATTCTCAACAACTGCGGAAACTGCCTATGCCTACTGCATTGCACCGGTCGGCCGGGTAGTGGATGGAACGAAGGAAATCCTTTTCGAGTGGGTTACTACCAATGCAGACGGCAGCGATCCGACGCGCACGGTCATTCTGTGGAAGTATGGCACAGAAGGGTCCAGCGCGTGGAAAACGCTTCTCGATACCACCGACGTCATAACGTCATATGCCGTTGAGGCTGAGACGTTCGAGGCCGGAACCATCGAATGGAAAGTCAGCGCCTACAACCGTGACAGTATTCATGGCCCGGAAAATCAGGCATCTTTTGTATGCCTCATTGCTCCGGATGCCCCGGCCGGCCTGAGCGCTACGCCTGTTCCGAGAACAACGGTCCGGTGGCAGGGAAGCGGTCAGGAAGCCTATGAGGTCAGCATTGACGGAGTTATCGTCAAAAAAGAATACGGTCCGGGCGTCTACAGCTATCAGCAGATGGAGCCACTGGAAGACGGTATCCACACCATAACGGTGAGGGTACAGGGATCCTATGGACTCTGGTCAAATCCATCAACCACGACGATCAATGTCATCAATGATCCGGATGCGGATATTGCTCTCTCCGGAGCCTTCGGCCTTGATGGCACGCTGAGCTGGGAATACAGTGAAGCGGTCAACAACGCGGATATTCAGATCTACCGCGATGGCAAAAGGATCGCTGATGTCGGCGATGCGGTGACGTTCATAGACCGTTTTGTGCTCGGTGAGCATAGTTACTATGTGGAGCTGTGGCAAGAAGACGGAAGCTATTCGAGGTCAAACACCGTGACCGGCGTCATGGATACCGAACGAAGCATGATCTCTGAAGTTTCTGTGTGGGAATGGCTGAGCCTTCGCCTTACGGAGAACAGCGATAGCTCCCAGAATTTCACCTGGACACGCACAAGCGTATTCCAGCATGTTCTCGGGAGTCCCTTTCCTGTCATCGAGCTTGGAATCAGCGAGGATCTGATCGGAACATATGACTGTGCTTTCCGGACTGTGGAAGAGGTTAGAGCATTTGAAGCACTGAAGGGGAAAACAGTCATCCTGAAGAGCAGAGGGGGAAACGTAGTCATCGGTGCACTTGTCGCACTCAACAAACAGGTGAAAGATTTCTACACTACCTTCACATTCAGCCTCCAGCAGATCCACTGGGAGGACTTCATCAGCTATGATTAGGAACATTGATTTTCGATATGTTACTTTGCGTAACGGTGCAGAGTGCAGCGAAATCTGCCCGGCAGAAGGTTCGGCACCTGCGGTCGTTATGGATGATTCCGGAGAGATCAAAACCAGCCTCTCCGGAACCTTCCGCGATCCTGGCGACAATGTAGACTGGCTGAATGACGAAATCAGACCGGAGCTTATCATTAACGGTGTGCGACATCCGCTTGGGATATATCGCCCGACAACCGTTAGATACACGCAGACCGAAACCAGCAGAAACGTTATGATCCAGGCATACGACCGCTGCTGGCAGGTGCAGGCGAAATGCACGGAGGTCATGCCGTGTTACAATGCCGCACTCAACTATCTGGCCCCTGTTGGATCCCTCCTGCGAGAGGCCGGAATTATCACCATTGCAGAAACGGCCACCAATCTGACCCTTGCAGAAACGCGGGAAGACTGGTCGGTCGGCACATCAAATCTCACCATCGTGAATCAGCTACTTGGTGAGATCAACTACAAACCTCTGTGGTTTGACCAGGATGGAGCGGCGATCCTAGAGCCGGTCAAATTGCCGCAGGCCGGGAACATCGACCACTTTCTCGATGACACAAGCATAGAAAGTCTCATGTTCCCACAACTTGATATGGAAACCGATATCTACTCTGCCCCGAATGTTTTTATCTGCATCTGCTCGAACGCGGACAAGGGCGGGCCAATGATGGCGATCGGAGAAAACACGAACCCTCAGTCCCCGCTCTCCATTGCAAGGCGGGGAAGAAGAATCACACAGGTTGTGAACGTGAATAACATTGCTTCGCAGCAGGAGCTTCAGGCCTATGCCAACAGGCTGGTAACGAACAGCATGTTCCGTGGGGAGATCATTGAAGTGGAAACCTGCCTGCTCCCCGGTTTCGGTGTCGGCAATATCGTTGCATTCCGATATGGCGATGTCATGACGCTGTGCGAGGAACGCTCATGGAGCATGAGCCTGTCTGTCGGAGGCAGGATGCATCACAGGCTGGAAAGGATTGTTCTCAATGTCGATTAAAGCAGCTCGAAGAAGTGCAGATCAGGGAGCGGGAAAGGCGGATTTCCTCCTTGCGGTTGTGAGTACTGTTGTCGATGAGGAAACGGTCACGCTGGTTCTCGACGGTATGTCTGCAGCAACGCAGAAAGCGTATCGGGTCCTGTCAAGCGCATGGCCACTGGACACTGGAAGCCGAGTTATAGTGATGAAGCTGTCCGGTACATATGTCGTCCTTGGAAAAATCGGACCAGATGACGGTGGCGGCGGTGGTGGAGGCTATGTGCTGCCGATTGCTTCTGACACACGCCTTGGAGGAATCAAGGTCGGAAACAACCTTTCCATCGACCAAAACGGTATTCTATCCGCAGAAGCCGGGACGTACAGCCTGCCAACTGCAACCGCGCTGAGGCTCGGAGGTATCAAGGTCGGTAACGGCCTGAGCGTTCAGGAGGACGGAACGCTTTCCGCAACAGGAGGCGGAGGATCCTATGTATTACCGCCAGCGACAACCGGATCTCTTGGCGGCGTTATCGTTGGCTCTGGGCTGTCTGTTGACGGAAACGGAGTGCTTTCTGTATCCGGAGGTGGCGGAGGAGGTACAACCGTGATAACACAAGATGTTGCAATAAAAAACCCATCCATATCCTCATCAGCAATCGTATCATCCGAGATTGCTGTCGTAGACAAATTGGCTTCCCTGCATATCATATTCAAGACCGGAGAAAACCACAGCAATGCGAATAAAGAAACTGTCTTTGGTTCTATCATCAGCGGATACAGACCGGCAGTTGATTCATCCGTTATTTTCAACTGGGTCCGGTCAAACTACGGAAATACTGAAGGCTACCTCTGGGCTCGGGCTAACGGAGAACTCTCATACCGTGGAAGCGGAAACTATAATGAAGAGGTTGAATGCACCATCAATTACCTTCTTCCGTGATTCCGTCATCCCGGAATTTTATTACGGCATAGAGTAAGAGCTATTCAAAGCATATACAACATGTGGTATGATGCGCAGGCTGATACCACATGAATCATCATTCATGGAGGGATCAGCATATGGAATACAACAGAATCCCGGTAATCTTCACTGGCCGGAAAGGGACAGCCCCGCCGATCAGCTACAAGTACGACCAGAAGCAGAAGATCACGTTCGAAGGGATATACGGCTTGCCGGCTGTCTTCACTGTGGACTTCTGCAACGAAGGGGACACGGTGACCAAGCCGGAGATCGGAACACCGGACGGCGTGGATATCCCGGATGAGTATCTCCAGACAGGGAGGCCCATTAAGGCGTTCTTCTGGTTGACCGGGCCGAACGAGTCGGTGCAGACGCGCTACGAAATCGAAATCCCAGTGCGCAGCCGTCCTGCGAGATCTGAGGTCACGCCTACTCCCGCACAGCGCAGCGTGATCGATGAGCTGATCGATGAGCTGAACACCGGCGTTGAGGAAGCGGAGCAGAGCGCGGAAAACGCGGAAACTCAGGCACTCAAGGCGGAAGGCTTTGCGGTCGGTACCCAGAACGGCGAGGCGGTGGAGGAGGAATCCCCGTACTATCAGCACAATGCACAGTATTATGCAAATCTGGCCAACTCCAAGGCTACCGAGGCAGAAAACTCCGCAGCGGCTGCGGGGGATGCCAAGACCGCCGCCGAGACTGCCCAGGGGAAAGCCGAAACGGCACAGGCCGGCGCTGAATCTGCAAAACGGCAGGCACAGGAACTGGTAGACGGAGCTGCCTCTGAAATCATACAGGCCAAGAACAGCGCGGTTCAGGCGGTTGGCAATGCCGGTACCGCAGCGGTTCAGGCCGTCAACTCTGCCGGGGCTACTCAGACGGCCAATGCCAAAGCGCAGGCCGACAGGGCTGAGACGGCAGCGGGAAACGCGGTAACAGCAAAGAATGCGGCCGTCGACGCGAAGAACGCTGTGCAGAACATGGGCGTCAGCGCGAACACCGGAGCGGAAGGATCTCAGGCCCAGGTGCAGAAAACCGTGGATCCACAGACAGGGACGGTGACGCTCACGTTCACCATCCCAAGAGGCAACACCGGCGAAACGCCGGACTTCGACATCGGTACGGTTTCTACACTGGAGGCTAACCAGCCTGCTACTGCATCAATCACCGGCACGAAAGCAGAGCCTCGCCTGAATCTTGGTATTCCGAAAGGACCTCAGGGGGTTATCGGAAATACTCCTGATTTTGAGATCGGCACCGTGACCACGCTGGACTATGACGAGGATGCGACAGCCTCAATCACCGGAACGCCAGAGAATCCGGTCCTGAATCTCGGTATCCCGCGCGGCGCTCCGTGGAAGGTTTACACCAATCAGTATGCAGCGCGGTGGAACAAGGAAACCCATCAGATGGAGCGTGTCGGCCTTGCGGTCGGCATTACCACAGATGTGACGAACTTCGCCCATCGCGGAAGCCTGAACGAGAATTACAACAATCCCTTTGACAGCATCGCACCATGGAGCGGGATGAAGGTCTGCAATATTGACATTGGCCTGTACATGGCACTGGATGAAGGAGACAGTCTGACCGATTGTGTTTCCGCCTGGGAGGGAGATCCGGACTTCAGCTGGGATGCTGCGTCTGGTGTATGGCGCTACACCCCTGAATTCTGGGGCAGAAGCTATGAATCAGACGGCTATGTCTACTATGACGTATCACCGACAGAACCAGAGGAAAAAGGTTATATCCACTATCCGGAGAGCATCAAGGGGCGGTGGCATGGCCGCACTGTCACCATGACGTTGAGCGGAACCGAAACGAGCGTATTCCTCCCGCTGCCAGGGATGCCGGACAAACAGGCATCCCAGATCCCAATGCACGACAGGGCAAAGGCTTACGGCGGTACCTTGGACAACATCTGGACCGTTGATGCGGACAACCTCCTCGCCATCGTGGAGTATGCGGACATGAACATGCAGATGGCTCTCGGTGAAGGCTGCGATGCCATGTACAGGCAAAGCTCAGACAAGTTCGTTGCCGCAGCGACCGACAGCAATGTTGTCAAGGTCAACAAGAACAACGCCTCGGCTTTCGTGATCCCCGGTGCCATCTTCGATATCGGCACGTCCAACGGCGGCATACAGAAAGGCTCGTTCCGAGTCGTATCTGTAGAACAGGATCCTGATAACAGTGCGTGGCTTGATGTGACGATCGACGGAACGGTCACGGTCACGACCGGAAACTTCTGGTCCGTCCACGGTATCTGCAACGCCAAGGATTCCGACCTCGGCAGCATGAGCGGCTACCTCGGCACTGCCGGGAAGAGCAATGTGTATTACCGCGGCGCGGTGATATACGGCAACCTATGGTTCTACGTCCTCGGTGCATATCGACAGACAGGAACGCAGCACATCTGGATTGCTCACGATCCGGAGGAAGCAGATGCCTATGATGCACTGGATACATCGGTTCACTTTGACACCGGCCTTGCACTTCCCGTAGCCGAAGGAGATATCCAGATCCTCGCAACGGTGGAAGGCGTACTCTCCGCGCCGCCGTTCTGCATTGGCATCGGCGGCAACAGCACTAACCCGGTTGGAGACCATTTCTACACGAACGCCTCTGCCGCCAACACTGTTCTCCGCGTCGGCGGCAACGCTTACTACGGCGCCTACGTCGGGCCCTTCTACGGCGGCTGGTACAACGCGGCGTCGAACGTGTACTGGTCCTGTGCCGCCCGGCCTGTTCTCAAATCCCCCTGAGGGGGATTGTCAAGGGGGGCCGCAGTCCCCCTTGACAAATCAAGGACACTATTACGGCAAAGCGTAATCCTAACTCATCAAGCACAGTATTCAATCCCTGCACCATAATACAGGCAGACAGAGGCAAACGGCCCCGGAGTCCGCTCCCTTGTTCTCCGCGTCGGCGGCAACGCTAACAACGGCGCCAACGACGGGCCCTTCTACGGCAACTGGAACAACGCGGCGTCGAACGTGAACTGGAACTATGCCGCCCGGCCTGATCTCTCTTGATACTCACTCTTATGAAGCATCAGCGTCTGTTTGCCTCACCCCTTGGTGAAAATCATGCCGCCCATGCAGAAATGCATGGGTCAGGGACCCGGTTCAGTAGGTTCATTCTCGAACAAACGGGAAGGCAAGAGAGAAGATAACATTATGCCAAAACGTATCGGTTTCCTATGGGAGAAAATGGTCACGATGGAAAACTGCATTCTGGCAGAACGGCTGATCGCAAAGAACAAGCCGGACAACAGGATGGCAAAGCACATCGGAAAGTACGCCGAGAAATACGGCGCGACTCTTTATGCCCGTCTCAAGGAAGGAACCTTCGCCTTTCATGAGGCGAAGAAAACGACCATTCAGGACTCCTACAAGGGAAAATCGAGAGAACTGCAGATTCCGTGTCTGGAAGACCAGGCGGCAATGCAGGCATGGCTGAATGTTGCGACTCCCTATATTGAGCGCAGCAATTACTACTACAATTGCGGCTCAATCCCTGGAGCAGGACAGCTCAGATCGGTGCAGGCGTTGAAAAAGTGGCTTGGCGTAAAGAGGCCGCCAAAGTGGGCCGGGTCCACAGACATCCGGAAGTTCTATGCATCCTGTCCACATAGTGCAGTCATGCGCGGCCTGAAGAGGATCTTCAAGGACAAACGCTTTCTTGCGTTCGCCGGGGAGATCATGGATGCAATGAGCAGTACTGGCGTCGGATTGGCACTCGGATTCCCGGTTTCCCACTGGTTTGCAAACGTCGCGCTCTCGGCTCTGGATCATGAGCTTAAGGCAGAGTTCCCGGATGTTCATTTTACCAGGTACATGGATGACATCGCATTTGTCTGCCACAATAAGCGACATCTCCGGAAAGCAATACGACACCTTGCAAAGCGGCTCAGACAGATGGGAATGGAACTGAAGCATAACTGGCAGATTTACCAGATCCGCTGCAGAGGAATCACATTCCTCAGCTACCGCTTCTTTCACGGCCGCACGATTCTTGCCAAGCCCCTGATGTTCAGGATCGCTCGGAAAATGAGACGTGCAGCCACGGCTTTGTCTTTCCATACCGCGCTGAGCGTGGTCTCATACATGGGAATTCTAAAGCACTGCGACAGCTACCATTTCCGCAGAGACCGCGTATACCCATATGTAGATCCAAAGAAATGCAGGAGGATGATATCTGATGCTTCGAAGAAAAACATATTATTCCGAGCGGCCTGACCCGGTTAAGGTTGTGCCGGTCTCGGACGGATCTGTTGTGTTCCTCCGGGAGAACATTGAAGAGATCCAGACAGAAGATGGTGCAACTCGGTTTCAGGCAGATGAGTACAGTCTGCATTCACGGTCCGGACCGCTTCAGCTTCTGGAACGAATTACACGGAACTTCGCTGCCTGGCTGGACAAGGCAAAAGAGCAGGAAGCCAGCGCGGCTGCGGCGGATGCGGCAAAGCTAACGCTTGACGATCTGGCCGGAGCCCTAGTTGAACTTGGTGAGCTGCTGGCCGAACAGGACGATGCCCTGGTTGAGCTGGCGGAACTGATTGAGGAAGGAGTGTAAGACCATGGCGAAAATCTACTACAAGAGAATCAAGGCTGGCATCATGACCATTGATGAAGTCCCGGAACGCTGGAGAGCTGAAGTCCAGAGAATGCTTGACGAAGACTGACAGGGAGAGGAAAGCCAGAACATGACAGACGTACAGATATTTGAATCTCTCTGCGACATCATTGCCAGACAGGCCGAAGTGATCAAAGCGCTTGTCACACAGCTTCAGGAAATTGACGCCATCACCGACGAGACAGCCGACACGCTGTATGGACTGGAAGTTGACTATGAAGCGGTAACAGGAGATCCTGATCTATATTACAATCAAACATAATCATTTTACCCGTTCCGGATGGAGCGGGTTTTCTTTTTGG